GTTGAAATGAATTCTAATGTAAGTTTGAGTTCTACCCAGTCTAAACCTTCTAAAATTCCCTCATTCATTAGAGTTTTCTCTAGTATGGATGAGGCCTTAGTGTATTTGCGTGAAGCAAAAACTAAGGATTGTGACGTGAGTGATGAGAATCTAATTGAACACGGTTACTACATGGTTGGAAAAGAATCAGTACATGGCAAATACAAGAAGTCCGCGGCCGAAGGGCTAATTTGGACTAAATTGGTTGATGGGGAACTACCAGGGATGGTGACTCTCTATCTTAGAATGCCAGGTGTAGGATTGGCTTTAATCGGTAGTGTAGAGGAGAAGTGGGTGGAATGGCAATTTGCCGATCGTTACCTGCCTTACCCCTCTAACAAGAATTTTGGTAAATTGACGAATGCTTTGGAATCGATGGTCGGTATGACTGTCACTAAGAAGCTTACACGTAAACAAGCGAGTTATCGTTTTCGCGCGGCTTTTCGAGAAGCGCAGAGTGTACCTCGATTAGTTGCTATGTGTGTTTTTGTTATGATGTTTTTGAGTCAGCCAGTGGGTGCGTCATCTGATGTGTCTACTCCTTATTTTTTTCAAGAGTCGTGTAATGACGTTACTCTTTTTAGTGCTCTTCGGAGCAATTTTACTCACAATGTTAGATGCAGTGGTTCTTATTTTTATTATGAACAAACTCAGTTGACGATGATGCCGGCCTGGCAATACAATGTTTTATTACTATGTGTTATTGGGCTATCATTATTGTCTATGTTTTTGTGTAATAAGATAGGGCATTATGCGTTATTGTTTAATAAAGTTGTTGAACGAACTGAGTTGACTAATTTTAAAGATTTGGAGTATTTCATTAAGGATGGTACATTGTTCTTTAGGACTAAGAAATATACAACAGATTTTACTCGTCAAGATTTGGAAGAAGTGATAGAGGTACCCATAAAGATACCTCGGTTGTGTGAGGCTATTATTCCTACAAGCGCTGTAACAGACGTAGACAAGGTTAGTAATAACTTAGTTGAGTTGTGTTATAGTGACTGTAAGACAGATACTCCGCAACTTCGACACATTGGTTGGGGCGTTAGTATTGCCCAAGGTGTCGGGTTAACATGTGCGCACGTTTTGGATGACTTTAATGCGTTAGGTTCGGATAGTTTACTTTATTGTAGACTGCATGTTCGTGACGGAAAGGGGTTTAAGGAACGTGTTGTGGCAGTTAGCGAGGGAGAACGGCATTCAAGTTTAGACTTGGCCACTATCACTTTACCATGGGGTTTAACAACAGCTAGGTTATCTAATTTGTCAATTGGTGATAGTGTGTGCATGATAGGGGCTGGGTCTGTGGATCCTACGTCTGATGGTGCATGGTCACAACTGAAAAAGGTTTCCCCGGGTAATGTAACGGGAATCGCTAATGGGATGTGTGAACATTCAGTTAGTACAAATTATGGTAATAGTGGTCAACCCATTTGGCGTGGGAACGCAATTGGGGCAATTCATTCTGGTAGAATGTATTCGGGAGTCACAAACAAGGCTATTATTGTTGATAATGCACTAATTCAGTGGATACGGGACGTTGCAGCTAAAGCGCGTACTGGAACTACTGTTGGTGCTCTTACTGAAGAGTCAATGAACATCGATGATTTCATGGATTTCCATGGCTTGACTTGGGATAAAATTAAGAGAGATCCATATGATCCTTCTATGTACTTTTGTGATGTGGATGGTCGTTTTGTTAGCATTGATGCTACAGACCCCAAAAATATCTATACAGAACAAGAAAGACAAGATGGTACCTTTAAGAGTTTTCACCCTCGTGAAGTTGGAGATTGGGGAAAGCGTGGTGAGAAGACGCGGAAGTGGAGCAACATAATGGATCAGCGTCATAGACGTGCACAAGCTGGCTTAAAAGTGGTTGCATCAAGGAAAGGAAAACAAGGAGCTAGAACACAACGCGTGATAGTCAACGCTATTGCTGCTCACAATGCTAGGAAACAAGGTAAGAAAAAGACCGAGTCTTCAACGCAGTGTGATCCAGAATTTGTTGATGAGGACGGGACGTGTGATACTCCCGCTAGTTATATTAAAGATGCTATGGTGGTTGGTTCGTGTTCAACACGACATATTACACCCGTGGATGATATAGATGAGAAGCTTAATCCCGCTGATTTTGGAGTTGATTCAAAAGAAGTGGAGAAATGGGCTCTCCCTATATTGACCAAGGAAATGGAGTATTGTTGTGCTCAGCAGGTACAAAAATTAGGTGGTTCGTGTGAAGAAATTCCTGAGTATAAGTTGAAGAAATTCAACACTTATTTGGATTTAATTTTTACTCATAGGATCCCTAAACCACCACAGCGTTTGACGTATGATGAAGCGATGGCGTTGGTTATCCAGGAAACTGGAGATAAGACACCAGGTTTTAAGTTCATGTTGGACCCAGTTTGTAAGAAGCCGCACAATATGAAGTCTCAGGTGCGTGATTGTTCCGAATGTTCTAAATGGTTGAAAGAGCAAGTTGAGAATGTAAATTCAGGTAAAGTTCAGCAAGAAGAAGAGGGATATTGTCCCATTTTTAATATGTTTATGAAAGAAGAGCATACAACTTACCAAAAAGTAGAAGAGATGCGGCAACGCTTGATATGGGGTGGTGATATGGTTTTGGAGTTGGTTCAGCGTATGACCCATACTAATGCCTATCACTTTACTGAGTCATGTGGAACTGCAAATCCTTTAATTTTAGGTTTTTGTCTTGTTCATGGTGGTCATCAGAAGATTGCTAGTAAGTTAGAGGGTTGTGAATTATATGAAGCTGATGTCAGTTCCATGGATTTACGGTTGTCCTCTCAGCTTATTGGTATAGCTTATGATTCGTGGTGTCATGTTATGCGCATTGATGCGAAACACCCTGCGTGTGTTTTTGAGCGAGAAGTATTGGCAGGTTCTAAACTTGTTCGTATTGGAGATCATATTGAATTAGTGGATGAGGTTTGTCGACCCCGATTGGGTTTAAATCCAAGCGGACACTACTTAACTACTATTATAAACAGTTTTGCTAGTATTTACGTGAATTTTGATTTTTCTGTTCAGTTGGTTGCTAACGGTTCATCACCGTTGGCTTACGCGGATTATTCCACGATTTTTACATGTGCTTCACAGGTGGTTAACGTCATTCATGGCGATGATTGTGTGTTAGGTATTCGTAATGAATTTGTGCAATATTTAAACAACAAAGATGGAAAACACAGTAAGATGGGTGCGGATAAGTCTTCATTTTTAATGGATGCTTATAGTGCCGCTGGATTGAAGGCAAAGTATGTCAAACGATTGGACACACCTGATGGTATGTCCTTCTTAGGCTTTATTTGGCGGAAAGACAGTGACATGTACCGGATTCATCCTGCATATTCTGAGAAATTGTTCTTGAGGCTAAATCGTCCTCTTCGTGAGGCGATGATGGACCGGATGAAATTGAGTGAGAAATTGTACAGTTTAGCTATAATTTCAGTCAACAACTTAAAGTTCCAACATGGTTTGAAGCAGTATGCCGATTCAAAGGGGGTGACACTCCCAGAGTTAGGGATTCGTAAATCGATCATGGATGGTACGGAATCATTGCGGGGTGACCTCCCTGCAATAAGTATTGATTGGGATGAGTTTGGATTATGCTTTAAAACGCAGAGCACAAGCGGTACAAGCATTACTAGGAAAGAAGGAACCGACGGTAAGCGAACAGGCAGCAGCCCAAGTAGTGGCGACGGTAGGCTTGCCTCTCCTCCTCAGTCTAGATCTGCTGTTAAAAAACAAAAACAAAAACAAAGAAGAAACCAGAAGAAAGGAGACACAGAATCAGCCCTTGTCTCAGATGAGCCCGAAACTAAGGCACCGAGTAAACCCGTTGAAACAGTTGTTGCAACGCGAGATAAACGTGGCGAAGAGGAAGGTCCAGTTTGCCAATTCTGGAAAAAGTGGGGTAGGTGTAAGTTCAGGGAGAGGGCAGGAGTTCCGAAACCAGAGAAAGGTTGGTGTAAATACCAGCATCCAAAGATCTGTAATCAAAGAATCTGTCAATTCAAGGAATGTAAGTACCTCCACGTCGATTACTGCTGGGAAGCAGATTGCGACGGCCAAAAATGTGGGAAACCACATAATTGGTTCTTCAACCCAATTGCGCGACGTTACCCCGTCGCAAAAGCGGAGGTTAATGCCAGGCAAGAAAAACAAGAAGAAAAAGATGAAAGCTCAACAAGCCAAAAAGTCAAAGAGGAGGTCTCGACGAGTCGGGACGGTTAGACCAACTACGGTCATTGATAGGAAGATCCGTCCTCCTGTTACCATGTCATCTATAGTACGAGGGGGAACCCGGATACAATTTATGCCAGGGTCAGCGGAAGGATCTATGCGAATCATTGGTCGTGAGTTTTTGTGTAACATTTATGTAAATAATTTGGCAGTCGGCCCTACGGCCGGTTTTGTGACTAATAATAATGGTACCCCCACTCAGACTGGGGGTCAACTGTATTTATTACCAACGAATAGTTTTTACATTCCTCCACCTTTGCTTACTTTTGCGAGGTTGTTTCAGCGTTATCGTTTGAATGGTGTTCGTTTTGAATACGCTACTAGTATTGGTACGGCTCAGAATACATCTTTTGTGATGGGTTTCGCCGCTGATCCAGGTTATCCTGAATCGTGTGGTGCGACTGGTCCCAATTTTTATGTAGCTAGGCCAATTGTGGATCAACTTCCTCAGTGCGTCAAGATTCCTGCTTGGTGTGAGAGTTGCATGATAGATGCGACGATTACAAAAGAGTGGAAATATTTGCGTGGTGATGAATTTAATTCTCAGTATTCCTTTGCTAATACAGCGGACGATCGTATGTCTTATTTTGGTGTGTTATTGGTTTCTTTAGCGTCGATAGATTCGTCTATTGCAGTTGCTGCTACTCAGACGGTGGGAGACTTGTATATGCATTATGATATAGAATTAGTCGATTTGTCTCTTGTACAGAGTAATCCTACGACATTTTTGAGTGATGATCATAAGACGAAAGAGGTTGAACCGCCGCGTTCAGAATCTCGTTCTCGTAAAGTGAAAGCTTAGGTTTTTCTTATTTTGTTGTGGCCGAAAGGCCACACGGGTTCATTGGAAGTATGGAATAATCCCGTTAAAACGCAACTTCCCGAAGATGGTGATGTTTATGTAATATAAAGTGAGATTCTTTTCTTATCCAGTTAAGCATACTGGGGAGGAGGTGAGGAGGTTGGCTGGGCTCGACGTGTTGGGCCCCCGTATTGCAAGGTGTAGATTGCTACTGCTTTGTGGACGGGGACCCTTCCGTAGATTTCGAACCATTCAGCCATAAATCCAATCTAAATCCTGAAATGGTGTTTATAGGAGGATTAGAA